AGAAGCAAACATTATTCTAGCCGACCAGCCGGAAGGGGCCAACGTGAACTGCCAGAACTGCAAAACGATAACCGAAGAGGGGTATTCAGTGTGCGAGACGTGCGAACTGCGTTTCGCCGGCACGCTCCTGCGCTTGGCGCGTGATGTCACGCCATTGCATGACAGCCTCGACGCGACATTGCATCCGGGAGGGCATTCGCCCGTGCGCATCCAGACGGCCACTCCCCCGACGCCGATACGCTTGGACGTGCTCGACCTGATTGACATGCTCGACGCGACGGCCCGCGAACTATGGCGCTGCCTCGACGGCATCGACGCACTCGACTGGCGCAAAGACAGACGCAACGAGGACTTGACGGCCACGCTCATCGCATGCGCCGGTCATGCACGCCTTGCCACGTTCGCGGATGCCGGCTTCTACATGCACATCATCAACGACATCGCCCGCAAGGTTGATACTGCGCTGGACCCGCCGGAGCAACGCCGCGAGATAGGTACCTGCGAGTTGTGCAATACGATGCTCACCGCTGGCCAAAACGACCAGTGGGTGATATGCCCGTTGTGTGGTCGCGAGCAGCGAGCGCAGACCGTCAAACTGCGTAGGCTCAAGACGTTGTGTTGGGATGATTCCAGGCGCGGGTCTGCGGCGGACATCGCCAAGGCATTCACCGACGCCGGAATAACCCTCAAGGCGTCGCGGGTACGCAAGTGGGTGGAGCGAGGCCAAGTCTCACGCACCCCGCAGGGGATCCCCTACAGTGATGTGTATCGGCAGGTCATCGCCGGCCAGCTTGACAAATGATTGTTTGTCACACACAATTGCAGTGGCAGAAGTGTCGAAAAACCCAGCTCATGTGGCTGGGTTTTTCGCGTATCTATGCTTTGTTTTTGCGTGGTCTCCCCCCTCCGACACCACGTCCCGGACGTTGAGCGTTCCATTCATCGATGGTCTCAGGCAACCAGCCGCGCGTGCGCCCTATCGTGGCGTCGGGCTCAGGGAGCTTGAGGTTGAGCAAGCCGCCACTGGTGATGCCAAGGCGTTCTGCGACCTGTTTGACGCCGAGATATTCAGTCGTCATTGTCGCCGTCCTTGCCGTTGATGATTCCGGCCGCGAGACCCATGATTCCGGCCGCGAGACCGAAGCCGCCCGATACTATCGGGCTGCTGGACAGTGCGCCGACCAAGGCCACGGCACCGAATACCACGGCGACGATTCCGAAGATCAGTGATGTTCTCATGATGCGTTCTCCGATGGGATAGGATTGGCGGGAGGTTCCGGCTAATAGGTCTAGCCGGAACCTTTTTTACTTCTTGTGCTTCGGTCTTCGCTTGACTGCGATGGCTAGCGCGGCTGCGGCGATGACGTTGGCGATGATGCCGTTGATGACATCGAACCAATCCTTTGGGCTCATCGGATACCTCCTTTCTGCTGATATATCTACAGTAACACAACTACTATAGATATGCAAGGAGAGCACAACAAAACACGCCGAAAACTCCTGATATTTCAACCCCTCGCTAGCCCAACCAGCAGAGGCATCCGATTCAAGTCCGATACAGTCTCGGTTCGAATCCGAGGCGAGGGACACCTATTCTCCAATGATTGCGGGGTGACGGCATCATGGTCAGCTACAGCCGCCAAGTCCGCAAAGGCGGACGCCAATTCGAAAAAGACCGCAAGAAATTCTTCCTCGAATGCAAGAGCGAACACCGTCCATGCTGGCTCTGCGGAATGCCCATCGACTACGACGCACCACAGAACACCACAGACGACAGCTTCAACCTCGACCACTTCTATCCCGTCACCAAACGACCAGACCTGCAACACGACCCCGCAGGCTTCCGCCCATCACACACACAATGCAACAACCTGCGCGGCAACAAAGACCCAGCCACACCAATCGGCACACTCAGCAGACAATGGATTAAAACAGCATAGGAGCAACACAATCATGGACATCGACGAACCGGTCAAGACCGCATGCGGGCAAACACTGCGCGAAGCAACCGGCACCATCACACTCCACATCAGCGCCAGCCTCAGCGCGGACAACGTAAGCTATGACCTCGCCAGCGTCGACGCAGACCTACCAATCACAGTTGAAGTCGTCAACAACAACGGCACGATAATGCCGAAAGTTGATAGCGTGGGCTTCACACGAATCCTCACCGCAGGAATCAACGCATTCACCAACGCCATCAAAGCCTGACCACCGGGAGGGGCGGTAAAATCCCAAAACCGGCCGCCACCGGGACACTACCCGCATGGCCGCTCTTCCTCTCCCTCCGAAAAATATTCGATATTCGGCCGGGGTCGCGCGCGAAGGAGGTTCCATGCCGAAACAGTTTCCGCAGGAAACGGTGGCCGACGCATTGGAGCGTTCGCTGCGCAACGCCAAGCATCTGCGCGCGAAGGACGCAGCCACGGTCGCCGCCGCCCGGGCCCTTGCATGGAAAATCGACCATTGGGACGAATTGGCGGAACAGGCCATATCGGACGCCGAAGCGAAGGGAAAGGGTACCCGTCCGGCTGTGCCGCAGAACGACAATACCTCGCTGCCGACGTTCCTGAAATATTGCGCGGCTCTCGGACTGGTTCCCGAGGAGGAGAAGCCGGCGAAACCGGCGAGGGGCAAGGCCGCCAAGCCCGAGGCGACTCCGGTGGCGGATGAGCTTGAGGAGTATCTGGCGAAAATCAGCTAGGAGGCGTCATGGGCATCGGCGAAATCAACGACGATGCCCACGGCATCACCACGCCACGCATATTCACTCCCCCGCTGCGCGAACTGACGCCGGAAACATCAAACGGCTACGCGGTCATCGAGTTCGCCGAAAAGTTTCTCCACGTGCATCTTTTCCCGTGGCAGAAATGGCTGCTGATCCACGGGCTTGAGCTTCTGCCGGACGGCTCCTACCGGTTCCGCCGAGTTGTCACCGAGGTCGCGCGCCAGAACGGCAAGACCACGCTCATGAGCGTACTGTGCGCGTGGTGGCTGTTCGTCGACTCCGCTCGCCACCCGGAGTTGTCGCCGGCGTGGAAGTTTCTCGTGGTCGGTGCCGCGCAGACGTTGGATAACGCGCGCGCCCCATATCAGGCCGTATTGAACTGGTGTAATCCGAATCCGGCTTCCGAGGGCGAGGCCGCTCTTGCGGTTCCGGTTTTGCAAAAACGTGTGCAGCGCGTCAACAATTCGCATGGCGAGGAAGCGATCATCTGCCGGAACAAGGCGCAGTACATCGTGCGAGCCGACAAGAACATCCGTTCCAAGAGCGCCAGCCGCGTCGTGTTCGACGAGTTGCGAGAGCAGCACACCGACGATGGCTGGAATGCGGTCAGTCAGACCACGAAGGCCATCTGGTCCAGTCAGTTGTGGGGTATCTCGAACGCGGGCGACTATCGCAGCGTCGTGCTGCGCCGAGTCGTCGACGAGGGACGCGCCCTGGCGGATTCGTGGAACGCTTCGGTTGAAACCGGCAAGCAGTCGCCGGACGAATGGGCCGAGGAGCACGACCCATCCTATGGGTATTTCGAGTGGTCGGCTCCGGATAAATGCGAGCTGGATGACCTTGACGGTATCCGTCAGGCGAACCCCTCCATGGGTTATGGGCCGATGACTTTTCGTAGCATCTCGGCTGACATCAACGGCATGACCGAGGCCGCGTATCGCACCGAGGTCTTGTGCCAGTGGGTGACGGCGGACATCACGCCGTACATCAATCCGAAGCTGTGGAAGCGCGGCATCGACCCGAAGTCCTGTATCCCCGATGACGGGCGCGTGGTGCTTTCCGTGGATACTTCCGCCGATAGAGAGACCACGTATATCGCCGCCGCAGGCTACCGCGAGGATGGCCTGCCGCACGTCGAACTGATCGTGCGCCGTGACGGCATGCTCTGGGTGCCGAAGTACTTGAAGCTGCTTCGCGAGGCATGGCCGAACATCCATGAAATCGCCGTGCAGTCCAAGGGCTGCCCGGCGGTGGACTTCGCGGATCCGCTCGCGGAGGCCGGTTGGACGGTGCACCTCATCGAGGGCTTCCGCTTGGGAGCCGCGACCGGCCGTTTCCGCGACCGGGTGAAGGAAAACAAGCTCCGGCACCTCCCCCAGCCGGCCATCGAACAACAGGTGAACGTCGCCGTGACCCGCCGATTGGGTGAGGTCGAGGTGTGGGACCGGAACCAGAGCGCGATGCACATTTCCGGCCTCATCGCCGAAAGTCAGGCCTTGTACGCGCTCGAGACGATGAGCGGCGAGCCAGAGAAACCGAAATACGAGCCCTCGCACAACGTGCGAGTCACATTCTAGCCATCTTCCGAAGGAGCCGTGGATGGGATTTCTGAACAATCTGCTGCACGGCCCGGCCGTGCTGGCGATGAAGAACGCTGAACCGGAGACACCGACCATCATGGATTCGATGCCCGAGGCCATCAGCTGGCCCACCGACGCCGAATTCGCCGGCTATGCGAACGGCATGTACTGTCGCGAATACGCGGTCCGCGTTGTCGTGGACTTCATCAGCCGCCAACTCGCCTCCCTGCCGCTCAAGGTGTATCGGAAGAACGCGGACGGCGACGCGGAAGAGGTGCGCGACGGCGCACTGGCCAAGCTCATCCGCCATCCGAGCGATTTGCCGGGCATGAGCCGCTATAGGTTTTACGCGACTCTCATCCGTGACATGCTGCTCGAGGACAGGTGGTTGTGCACGCTCGGCAGCAATCGTGCGGGTGACGGGAATACGCTGCGCCGCATCCCCCCGGACGGATACAGTCTCACGGCGAACGGTTTCGGCGAGCTGACAGGTGTGACCATCAGCAGCGTCGCCGAGAACAAGGGCGGCACCTATCGGCTGCCGGATCCGCGAATCGTGCTCGACATCGGCTACATCGACGGCCTGAACCTCGGCGACCCGATCACCGACGTGCTGCGCCCCTTGCTCGCGGAGGCAAGGGTGATGGCGAAATACCGCAAATCGATAGCCGAAAACGGCTACCAGATACCCGCCTACGTGTACCGGCCCAAGGAAATGCCCTGGGAGTCACAGGCCGACTACGACGATTTCACCCAAGGCCTGCGCAACTACGTTGCAGGCGGCGGCATGGCCGGCACATGGCCGGTATTCAAAGACGGCATGGAGATCCGCACCGTCGACAACCTGTTCAAACCGGTGGACATGGCCGACTTGGAGGCACGCGAAAAAATCAACGAACAGGTGTGCCTCGCATTCCAAATCAGCCCAGAAAACATCGGCTTCCGCACCGGCACCAACAGCAACATCGCCGCATACAAGGAAAAGCTGTGGAACGTGGAATTGCTGCCGTATCTGGTGGCGTTCGAGGAGGCGTTGAACCTCACGCTGCCCGAGGCGGTGGGCGAACCGGACTGCTACATCAAGGCGAATTTGGACGCGAAGCTGCGCGGCACGATGGAGACCCAGTATCAGGCGCTCTCCACCGCCACCGGCCGTCCGTTCATGACCACCGACGAGGCGCGCGAACTGCTCGACCGGCCGAAACTGCCGGGCGGCGACCAGTTGATAACCCCGCTCAACGTGAGCGAGGGCGGTCAGCCCAGCCCGCAGGACGGCGGACAGACGCAGAACGCGCAGCAGGGCGCGAGTCCGAACGGCAAGCAGATGCTCGCCGAATTCAAACGCCTCTACACGTATGACGCCGGTTTCCGCGCGTCATGGGACTCGATGACGAAGGGAGAAACCTCAGATGAGTCTTGATTATCTCGGCTACGAGCTCAAGGAGCTCAAGGCCACCGACAACAGCGGCGGAGGAGTGTTCTCCGGCTACGCGAGCACGTGGGAGAAAGACCTGTACGACGATGTGATCGTCAAGGGTGCCTTCGAGCAGACCTTATCCGCTGACTTCAAGGCGGGCGGCGCGGGCATTCCGATTCACTGGCAGCACAAGGACGGCTCTCCGAACGATGTGATCGGGGAGACGTTGAGCGCCGTGGAGGACGAGCATGGCCTGCTCATCACCGCGAAGCTCGACACCGACATCGCGGAGGGCAAGCGAGCCTACGACCTGCTCAAGCGTGGCCTCATCCACCAGATGAGCATCGGTTTCATCGCCGAGAAGACCGCGTGGGTCGAAAGCGAGGAGGCGAAGAGCCCTTGGGACGGCTACCGGGAGATTCGCCAGCTCAAACTATTTGAGATCAGTCTCGTGCAGGTCGCCGCCAATCAGGGGGCCGAGGTGCTCGAGGTCAAGGCCGGCCGGGCCATAAGCAAGGCGAACGAGGACAAGATTCGCACGGCCTACGAGGCATTGGGCGAACTGCTTGATTCCATCACCGAAACCCCCGACGACGAGCCGGACGATTCCAAACCCGATGACGAGCCGGACGACGATACGCCGGACGATTCGGACAAGCCCGAGCCGGACGACGGCAAGGCGAAAAAGAGTTTTGACCCGCAGTGGGCCAAGGAAATCAGCGACTTCCTCTCGCTGGCAAACAACCAATAGAAAGGATGATCCATGGGTTACATGGAGAAGCTGGCCGCCGAGAAGAAGGCGGTCAAGGCCCTGTACGACAAGGGCATGGAGAACCTCACCGATGATGAGGCGACCGAACTGAAGAACCGCTTCGAGGAGGCCAAGCGTCTTCAGGAGCGCGTCGACCTGTTCAAGGGCGTGAACGACCTGAACGTGGACGATGTGAAGCCCGAGGCCAAGACGGCTCCCGCCGCCAAGACGCTGGGCGACTTGTACGCGCAGGAGCTGAAGAAGGCCGGCATGACCGTCATCGGCACCAAGGCGCACCCGTTCGCTTCCAGCGAGTTCAAGGCCGCGACCGACATGCACGTGGCGGGCACCGGCACGGCTGGCACCGGATACCAGCCGGTCGTCACCCAGATTGACATGAACGGCGTGTGGCCTTACGAGCGTCCGCTCGTGGTCGCCGACCTGTTCGGCTCCGTCACCCTGAGCGGCAACGCCAACACCGTGGAATACCCCGTCTATGGCGCGCTCGAGGGCGGCGCTGGAACCGTGGGCGAGGGCGGTGCCAAGCCGCAGACCCATCTGCCGGCCCCCCGCTGGGAGTCCGACAGCCTCAAGGAGGTCGCCGCCTGGTGGAAGGTCACCGACAACATGGCCGAAGACCTCTCCTACATCGTCTCCGAAATCAACAACCACGCCCGCTACAACCTGCAGCTGCTGGAAGAGACCCAGCTGCTGTCCGGCAACGGCTCCGATGCGAACATCAAGGGTCTGCTCTCCCGCGACATCCAGAAGATGGTGCAGGACACCGACTCCGACCCGGACCGCATCTTCAAGGCCCGCACCAAGATCGCGCTGGCCACCGGTTTCCGAGCGGACGCGCTGGTCATCAACCCCGCCGACTACGAGGCCATTCGCCTCTCCAAGGACGCGAACGGCCAGTACTACGGCGGCGGCTACTTCAACGGCCAGTACGGCAACGGCACCATCATGCAGGATCCGCCGCTGTGGGGCCTCAAGACCGTGGTCACCGAGGCCATCGCCCAGGGCACCGCTCTGGTCGGCGCGTTTAAGCTCGGCGGCGCGGTCATCCGTAAGGGCGGTCTGCGCGCCGAGTCCACCAACTCGCATTCCGATGATTTCACGAACGATCTCATCACGTTCCGCGTGCGCGAACGCCTCGGCCTGCAGGTCAAGTACCCGAAGGCGTTCGTGTCCGTCGCCCTCGGCAAGAAGGCCAAGTGAGGTGACCGCCGATGAGTGACGCAACCAAGGTGCTGCAGACCGGGGTCGATACCGGTGATGGCAGCACGTATCCGCAGCCGGTGGTCGTGGTCGACGCCGCCGGCAATCCCATCGACCTGACCAAGGCGAACGGTGCGGCCATCACCTCGGTGACGGCCGTGGCCCTCGCCGCCGGCGCGGCTCCCACCGCGACGCTCGCGGATGGCGTGCTCACGCTTGGCATTCCGGCCGGCGCGAAAGGCGGCAATGGCGATCCGGGGCCAGCCGGCAAGAATGGTGCTCCCGGTGCCGCCGGCGTGGGCGTGAAGTCGATTTCCCTGACCAAGAACTCCGACAGTGCCATCACCGGCGGCACTTGGGTCGGCACCGACGACAAGTCGCACGCCTTCACCGTGGCCTAACGTGAATCGACTGGAGGCGAACGATGGCCGATGAAACCATTCCCGACATCATCACCGACCCGTCAGGCTTCGACGCTGACGGCGAGTTCTGGCTGAAGGCGGCGCAGGCGGCCATCCGCCGCACGTGCGGCTGGCATATCACGCCGAACATCGAACTGTCGGGCGTAGCCAATTCGCGGGGAGGCAAGGTGATTCGTCTCCCCGCACGCCATGTCACCTCCGTCGACGAGCTGACCGACAGCGCCGGCAACCGGCTGCACTACGCCTACGACCCCACCACGGGTTTGGTAGAATGCACCACCGGCGCATTCCCGGCCGGCGTCGCCGCGATACGCTACCGCATCCACGCCGGCTATACGCCGGATGAGGTGCCGGACGTGATGGGCGTGCTCATCAACGCCGCGAAGCGTGCGAGCATGGCCTCCGCCGGCGTCATCCAATCCCAGTCGGTCAACGGCAGCAGCGTCACCTACAACGTGTCGTTGATGGCCGACGAGCTGGCGAAACTCGACCGGTACAAGCTAGGAGCGCTGCCGTGAGCATCATCGATGACATCAACGCCTCCGGCCTGCCTGCGGCCACACGGTTCGTGCGGCTGCGCGCCTCACGTAAAGCCGACCCGTACAATCCCGCGCAGACCACCGAGGACTGGACGAAACCCGTCGAATTGGAAGTGCGAGGAGCTTTGGCTTCGAGCAGTTCGACTCGCACGCCCGACGTTTTGGACGTGCAGACCACGTCGACTGCGGTGCTCACCGTGGCCGACCCGAACGCGGACATCCGGCTTGGTGACTGTATCCGACCCGAACCGGCCGATGGCCGCATGTGGGAGGTCAGCGGCTTCCCCAGCCGCGATGCCAACGCCTTTACCGGCTGGCAGCCCACATTGGAAGTCCAGCTCACCGAGTGGAAGGGGTAGCCGATGGCCGGAAGCGGACAGACCAGCATCAAGTTCAACGACGCGTTTTTCGACCAGATCCTCAACTCGGCCGGCGTCAGGGCCCTGACCCGTGGAGCCGCCGAGAAGGCGCTCGGAGTGGCCAAGGCCAACGCGCCAGTGGATACGGGAGCCTACCGCGACGGCCTGCAGGTCGAGGCCGTCCAACGCGCGCACCGCACCACCTTCATGGTGGTCGGCCATGATCCGAAGACCATGCTGGTCGAATCCAAGACCGGCAATCTTCGCAAGGCGTTGAAGGCGGTGAAGCTATGACATTGATACTGCCTCCCGACATGGAGGCTTTCCTCTGTGATTACCTGCGCACTCATATCACCGATGTGGATGGTTTGCAGGTGGGCAGCAAGAAGCCTCCCGACTATCAGGGCGCGTATCCGCTCGTCACCGTCCGGGACGATGGCGGCAACGCGGACGGGCTCGGCCATTTCGACCGTTCGATTGGCGTGAACGTGTACGGATGGAGCCGTCAGGACGAGAAGCCGTGCAAGACTCTCGCCCGTCGCGTCTACGCGACGCTCACCGAACATCCGGCCATCGCCCTCGCCAAGGGCTCGCCAATCGTTTCCGTGGATGATTCCTCGTGCAACGGCCCATACCCGGTGTCCGACGATTCCGACACCGCGCACTACTACCTGATCGTCGAATATTCGACGGTCGGCGAACACTAACCAATCCCTTAACCGTTTTCCTAGACCCTGCATGCGTTGCGGGGTCTTTTCATTTTGAAAGGACAATGGAATGACAGCAGACAACCAGGGCAACGACCTTAATGCCGTCAAGAACGTACTCACGTCGAAGATCATCGTCGCCCCCTATGTGGCAGGCAAGACGCTGACCGCCTCGCAGATCGCGCCCAGCGTGGCGGACCCGATCACCGAACTCGGCGACGTGTTCGGCTCCTCCTCCGCCACAGTTGGCCTCATCACCAGCGACGGAGCACCGCAGGACTCCCGCGACGGCGACGACGCCACCGAATTCCACCAGCCGGGCTACACGCTCAACGCCGACCCGACGCTGACGCTCGCGTTCACCGCCGCCGAGGACAACGACCTCACCCGCCTCATGACCATCGGAAAGCCCGATGAAACCGGCGTCTACCACGTCAAGGACATCATCCAGGACACCAAATGGTTCGCCTATCAGGAGACCATCTACAAGTCCGGCCGCAAACGCCGTCGTCTCGGCGTCATCCAGATCACCGGCAACGAGCCGGCGCAGGATACGCGCGGCGAGGTGTCCGGCCTCTCGCTGACCGCCACATGGCAGCTCGATCCCGCCGTAGACGGCGGCAACAGCCGCTACCTGCAGTCCTACGCGGCGGTCTGACATCAGCACTCTTCCCCGCATGACCTCTCTCCTGTCGGCATGCGGGGAGCCCCAACACCAACGACGGGAGAAACACGTATGACAGGAGAAACCATCATGGCAAAGCAGCAGAACACGGCACCCTCGATCGCTGAATTCGAGGATTGGGACGAGACCAGGGAGGCCGAGGCCCTCGCCGAGGTCGCCAACCAGGTCAAGGTGCGACACATCATCAAGAACAACGAATACTGGGCACTGACACCCGGCGGCACCGTCTACAAACTGCCCCTCTATCTTTCCATCGCCGACTTCGAGGCCCTGTCGAACACACAGACCGACACGGAAAGCCTCGAACAGGTCAAACGCATCCTCACCGTTTTCGCCGGCGACGAGCAGGCCGAACGACTCGAACACGAACCCATGCAGGTCGCGTTCAACCTCATCCAGGACTACGGGGAGACGCTCGCCAAATCACAGGGCGTCGAACTGGGAAAATCGCCGACTTCTGCCGAATCCTCAACTCCGATGACGGAGTAAAGGTCCGAGCGGACTTCGCCCGATTCGGGTGGAGCATCGAACACGATCTCGGCCGGCGTCTCCCCTACCGTGACGCCATCGACCTGTACACGGCGCTGTGCGGCGACCCGTCCTCCTACACGGGAGCCTCGCTCATCGGCCTCATGTTCCCCATGAGCGCCACCGACATCACCGTATTGCAGTTCCTCGGCGCTTCCACGCTGCTCGGCGACGTGGACGGCGAACCCGAAACGGACGAGCCCACCGCCGAGGAGATCCACGAGGCCGAAACGCATATGAGCAAGCTCTTCGGATAAACAACCATCAACTAAGAGGGGAGTCGCCTTATGGCTTTCGGATCGGAAGTGGGAACCGGCCACGTGTCGATATTCCCCTCGATGAAGGGCTTCCGCAGCGCGGTCGACAAGGAGATGCGGGGGGCCGGCAAGTCCGGTTCCAACCGTTTCTCCCAGGCGTTCGGCAACGGTTCGAAAATCGGCAAATCGTTCGGCGGCAGCTTCAAAAAGGCATTCGGTTCGAGTGCCCGGGGCGTCGCCGACGATGTGCTGAAACCGTTGAAGCGTGACGCGGCGCAGGCGTCCTCCAAGGCCAGCGCCGCGCTCCTGAACTACCGTCAGGCCACGGTCAACGTGCAGCAGGCGCAGGAGAGGCTCAACTCGGCCATCGCCAGATACGGGTCGGATTCGACTCAGGCGCAGACCGCCTCCATCAATCTCGAAAAAGCCCAGTTGCGTCAGGCCACCGCTCTCGACAATTCCAACGACGCCGCCGAACGGCTCGCGGACGCGAAGAAGGCGCTCAAGGCCGCCGAGGACGAACTCGCCAAGGGCACCAACACCGTATCCGGTTCCATGAAGACGATGGCAAGCTCGTTCTCGGCTGGATTCTCGAGCATCAGCCGGGGCCAATCCACCTTCACCGGACTCTCTGGAGCGCTCGGCAGCCTCGTGCGTAGCCTGCTCGGCGTAGACGCCATTTGGAAACCGCTCGGCTCCAAGATAGCCGGATTCGCGAACAAGGCCGTATCCTCATTGAGCGGTTTCGCCGTGCAGGTCGGCGCGAAAATCCAAACCGGACTCAAGGGAGCCATCAGCGCCGCCCAGCAAACCCTCAAAGGCTGGGGCGGCAGCATCGCAGCCACCGTGTCAGGCATCGCCAAACCAATCGGCGCGGCAATCACCGCATGGACGCAACCGATTCGCGACTGGGGAAGCAGAACCGGCAACACCATCAGAACGGCAGTCGCTACTTGGACCGCACCCATCCGCTCATTCGGCGGCAAAATCGGCTCCGCCATCGGAGATGCCGCAGGAAAAGTAGGGCAGAAACTCGCACCGGTAGCCAACGTAGCCAAGAACTACTTCGGCAACATCGCCACCGCCGCCGGAGCCGTATGGTCCAAACTCCCAGCCGGAGCACAGACCGCCGCCGGGGCAATCGGCAGCACGCTCGGCAACCTCGCCTCCAGCGCAGGCAACTCGTTCAAAAACCTCGCCCAAAACGCGGTCGCCCATATCAAGGGCCTCGCCACGGGAGCGGTCGCCGCCATCGGAGCAGGTGTGGCAGCCATCGGCGGCACGCTGGTGGCCACCGGCAAGCAGGCGTTGGGCGCGTATGCCACGTGGGAGCAGGCGGTCGGCGGCGTCGACACCCTGTTCAAGGGCGCTTCCGGCACTGTGCAGAAGTACGCGGCCGAAGCGTACAAGACGGCCGGCGTCGGCGCGAACGACTATATGAACCAGGTCACGAGCTTCGCGGCCTCGTTGGTCAGTTCGCTTGGCGGGGACACCGCCAAGGCCGCAGAGATGGGCAATCAGGCCATCATCGACATGTCGGACAACGCCAACAAGATGGGCACCGACATCCAGACCATCCAACAGACGTATCAGTCGCTTGCTCGCGGCAATTACGCGATGCTGGACAACCTCAAGCTCGGCTACGGCGGCACCAAGACGGAAATGCAGCGGCTCATCGCCGACGCGAACAAGCTGCCGGGCGTGATGAAGGAAGGCAACGACCTTTCCATCGATTCGTTCGCCGACGTGACCGAGGCCATCAGCCGAGTGCAGAAGAGCCTCGGCATCAGCGGCACGACCGCCAAGGAGGCGGCGACCACCATCGAGGGGTCCGTGAACTCGATGAAGGCCGCATGGCAGAACTGGCTCGCCGGACTGGGCAACGAGAACGCCGACATGGGCGCTCTCAGCCAGCAGCTCGCCGACTCCATCGGCACTGCGTTGAAGAACATCCTGCCCCGCGTGAAGGTCATCGCCCAGAGCGTCGTCAAAGCCATCCCGAGCCTGTTCTCGGATCTGGTGACGCTCCTGCCTGAACCGTTCCAGAACGCGATCAACGCCATCGGCAGCGTATTCAACGGGCTCGGCGAGATATTCAAACCCGTGCAGAGCGCCATCGCCCCTCTGATAGCTGCATTCATGGCCCTCGGAGCAGGCGGCATCGCACCATTGCTGTCCAAGATTCCGTTGCTCGGCGGGGTGCTCGGCGGATTGTCCGGCCCGTTGAGCGCGTTGGGCGGACCCATCGGCATCGTCGTCGCAGCGTTGGGCACGCTCATCGCCACGGTGCCGGAACTGCGCAACGCCTTCGGCACGCAGGTCACCGGCGCGTTCAACCTGTTCAAGAACACGATCGCGGGAATGAAGCCGACGTTCGATGCGTTCGGCAAAAGCCTGCAGGACATGTTCAAACAGGTCATGCCGGTGATCACCGCTTCTGTCGCGGAGCTCATCCCAGTGTTCGGCGACATACTCCAGTCGCTGGCACCGCTCATCCCGACGATCATCGAACCGCTCATGAACGCGCTCAGCTCGCTCATGCCGCTCATCGGCCAGCTCGTGTCCAGCCTGCTGCCACCGTTGGCGGACATCATCGCCGCGCTGCTGCCGGTCGCCTCGCAGATCGTGTCGATGATAGGCCAAGTCATCAGCCAGCTCGCCTCCGCGCTCGTCCCGGTAATCCAGCAGGTCATGGATTTCGTTAGCCAGCTGGTCACCGCCATCACGCCGCTCATCCAACAGCTCGTGCCAGTCATAACCGATGCGGTCTCGGGCATCACAGGCATCATCCAACAGCTGATGCCGGTCATCCAGAGCATCATCAGCGTGGTCGGCTCGGTAGTGAGCGCAATCATCGGATTCATCACCGGTACGTTGTTGCCTGCGGTGCAGGCGATGCTCCCATATGTGTCGGGTGTCATCGACGGCATACAAGGCGTAATCCAGGGCGTGGTCGGCGTTATTTCCGGTGTCATCAGCATGGTCACCAACCTCATCAACGGCAACTGGTCGGGAGCTTGGAACAGTTTCAAATCGATTCTTTCCAACGCGGCCGGAGCGGTCGGCGGCTTGGTGTCGGGCATCGTGAGCGCCATCAAGGGCGTGTTCGCCGGAGCTGGCTCGCTGCTCAAAAACGCCGGCTCGCAGCTCATCAGTGGTCTGTGGAACGGCATCAGCGGTGCCATCGGCGGATTGTACGACAAGATCAAGGGCGCGCTTTCCGGACTGGTCGATAAGGCGAAGGAAGCGCTCGGCATCCATTCGCCGTCCCGCGTGTTCCGCGACGAAGTCGGCCGCTACATCCCGCCCGGCATCAGCGAGGGCATTGACAAGGCCACCCCCGCATTGCAGCGTGACATCGCGAAGCGGATGCAGGGTGTCACGGCCGCCGCACAGTCGGCATTCCAGCCGATGACGTTGCGCTCCGCCATTGGTGTGGAGGGCTCCACCCCATTGCCTGAAACCGGGAATGGGCTCGCAGACCTCGCGTCGATGCTTGTGGAGCTTCGCGGCCTGCGCTCCGACCTGCAGGCATTGCACGGTGATTTGGGGCCGACCATCGCTAAGTACACGCCATCCATGACCATCCGCGAAGAGAAGCGCAGGCTTGGTCTCGTCTAAAACAGGAGGACAGTCATGCAGTCGATGACCTACCGGCGAGGCGGAGGATCAAGCCGCGCCGTTTCGGCTGGGGCCGTTGATCTCATCGACCCGGCCGGTCTCATGGTCAAACGCATCGAGAGCCTGCGCACGCACGCATGGGAGGTGGAGTTGGCCGCGCACGGCATTGACTCCGCCTCCCTCAACGCGTCAAGCGTCCAATTGGAGGCCACGTGCGCCGACCTCAACGTGCTGGACGTGGCGAGCGAACTGTTCGACGCGGACGTAAAGGCCGTGGCGTCATCCCGCAGCAAGGACGACGCCGGACTGCTCACCGTGGACGGCTGGTCGCAGACCGCGCTCATCACCGGCATCGAACCATCCTATGATCCGCCCGGTCCCGCGAAGTACGCGCTCACGGTCGCATTGCTTGACGGCCTGTGGCACAAGCGCGACGACGTGCAGCATTTCTGGTCGGATGCCCTGCAACCGGGCCTCGACCTTGATTACCCGCACGATTACCCTCACGACTACCTGCCGACGACACGAAACGCGACGGTCGCTAACGATGCCGTCTCGCCGATGCCGTTCGAACTGGTGGTCTACGGGCCGGTCTCACAGCCGGCCATCATCATCGGCGTCAACCGGTATGAATTGCATATGGACATCCCCTCGGGCTCGTATGTGACCGTCAACAGCGTGGAGGGACAACGAAGCATCGTCATGACCGCAGAAAACGGCGACACCACGAACGTGTTCGACAAGGGCGAACGAGGCAGCGGCATCAACGGCGGCAGTTATATCTTCCAGCCGTTGCCGGCCGGAGAACACCAGGTGCAGTGGAACGGCTTCGGCTTTGACCTGACCGTGATCCAGGAGAGGAGCACGCCGTCATGGTGGACCTGATTATCACCGACTCCAATCACGTCGATGTCCGTTCCGCCGCCGACTTCACTCTGGATTGCGCGTGGGGCAAGGAGGAAAACGATTTCGAACTTGTCGTGAGCGGCGCGTCCACCATCGACGCGGGTGCCTATATCTACGTCGACGGCAGCGAATGCGGTGGCGTGGTCGATGCGATGGAAGACCAGCTCACTGCCGGCGTCAGCACCCTCACCTACTCGGGGCGCACATGGCACGGCGTGCTCGCGAACAAAATCCTTGAACCGGATAGGGGCAAGGATTATCTCACCGTGAGCGGCACGGCCAGCACGGTCATCGGCTCGCTCATCAGCCGTGTCGGGTTGGATTCGGTGTTCGACGCGGTTGTACCGCCTGACGGCAGTGACGACCCAACCATCAAACAATACCAGTTCGACCGGTACACGGACTGCTATACGGGTTTGCGGAGGATGTGCGCGGCCAACGGACTGAAACTCAGGCTCGCCTATACGTCCGGCCAGGTCAACATCTGGGCCGAACCGGTCGCGCATTACGGCGACTCGATTGACAGCGACCTTATCGATTTCGACGCGACCAGCACGTGGCGCAAACCGAACCATCTCATCGGCCTGGGCAAGGGCGATTTGGCGGCCCGCGTGGTCGTCCACTGGTATGCGGACGCGAAAGGCAACGTCAGCCAGACCCAGTCGCTCAGGGGCGTGGACGAGATAACGCAGGTCTACGACTACAGCAACGCCGAAACCGCCGAACTGAACCAGAAGACCTGTGAGAAACTACAGGATCTGCAGTCCGAGGGTGAGGTGAAGGTCACCGTGCATGAGGATTCGGGCATCGTGTTCGACGTTGGCGACACCGTGACCGCAAGGGATAATCTCACCGGCATCACCGTCAACGCGACTATCAGCAAGAAAATCGTCAAGGTCTCCGACGGCGTCCTAAGCGTCGATTACGGGGCCGAATAAACAGTAAGGAGCCGATTATGGCGCGTATCGACAATGCGACGGTCATGCAATGCGACCGGTGCGGGAAACACAAATGGTACAAGGACTTGGACGACCCGGATATCAAGACGTGGTACAACGTCAACCGGCTGGACTCCACCGGCACGGGCCACGACTACCTGTTCTGCGAGCAGGATCACGCGGATTATGTGAACAAGCTCAAGGACTTTGATAACAGCTTCGACAGTTGGATGCAGAACGGAGGCAAGCAGAATGGTTGAACTCGTCACCGGACACGCGAACAAGGCTCACGCCACGGCGGAACAGGCCGCTGGTTTGAACGCCGGCATTCTCGGCTTGGATGATTATGTGCTCAACGTGCATGACAAGCTCAAGATCACGGTCGTTTCGGCGAACAAGGTGACCATCGGTACGGGCGAGCTGGTCATGCAGGGCCGTCACGTCAGCCAAGGCACGCCCGAGGGCCTGATCGTCACCAACGGTTCGCAGGGGCAGAAACGCAACGACCTCATCGTATGCCGCTATGCGAAGGGCTCGCAGAACATCGAGAGCGCGAAACTGGTCGTGGTCAGGGGCACGCCCACCACGGGCACGCCCACCGACCCCGCCGTGAACACCACCAGCCCGTTGGACGGGGGCACCACCTACGACATGCCCTTGTACCGCATCCCGCTGGACGGCATCACCATCGGCACACCGGTCCCCTTGTTTAACGTGTTGAAACCGATGAGCGACGTGTGGGATTCCCTAACCCCTGTCACGGGCCAAGTCAGGATGCCGTATTCCGACAGGTATATCACTCTGGTTCGTGTCGGCCGTATTGTCACCGCCTGCGCGTATATCACGCTGACAAGCAATTTCACTCAGGTCAGCAACACATCCGTCAACGAGACAATCCCGAAGGGTTTCAGACCGTCCGGCGATTCCCGCGCGGTCATGCGCGGCACCGACAACGGCGGCGCGATCAGTTTCTACCTTTACGGCACGCCGGAGGGGAAAATGGTGTTGAACGGCACCGGATATACCGGCCGATTCGTCGGTATATCCGGCTGTTGGATTACCGCGTAGCTTTCCCTAACCCAGCGTTCTACGACGTGGCGAGTACCTTACAGCAGCGACAGCATTTTGCTTACGCGCATCGGTGATATCTGCTTCGCGGGCGGCAACGTGAAATTCAACAGTAGCGGGCAGAACAATTACACGAAGGCTCAGGAGAAGCTCCCCGAAGGGTATCGACCCGTCACCGCCAATACGCCCGTGGCCGTTTTCGGTGGTGAAACGACATTCATCTGTTACGGCGAGGCCAATGGCACCGTCACGATGCTTGGCAATCCGAACAGCGCGTACGCGGGATGCACCGGCGTATGGAGGACCGCCGACCCGATGCCCGCCGCATAGCTTCGGGACACTGGCTCAGGCGGTTGCACTGTCTTGCAGTGACCCCACGGGTCATAGCGCGTATGAGACGGTCATGCCGAACGCGTTCGTGCCCTGCGTGCCGCCCTGATTGGCGTAGGTCATGGTTCCGTTCGCGTTTACGTTGATGGTCTTCTGGTTGGCCCCGTCGCGTCCGCCGTAGGAGAAGTTCAAGTCCATTGGAGGACGCCAACTTTCAGGCAGGGTTCCGAAATTGCCGGTGTTCCACGCGCCGGACGCCGACGACTTCCAGTCGATGCGCAACGTGACGAGCGAGCCGCGACGGTAGCCTTTGACGGTACCGTAAGTGGAGTTAATCAGCGTCAGCACTCCGGTCTGGGTTAGGGAAAGCTACGCGGTAATCCAACAGCCGGATATACCGACGAATCGGCCGGCATATCCGGTGCCGTTCAACACCATTTTCCCCTCCGGCATGCCGTAAAGGTAGAAACTGGTCGCGCCGCCGTTGTCGGTGCCGCGCATGACCGCGCGGGAATCGCCGGACGGTCTGAAACCCTCCGGGATTGTCTCGTTGACGGATGTGTTGCTGACCTGAGTGAAATTGCTTGTCAGCGTGATATACGCGTAGGCGGTGACGATGCGGCCGACGCGAACCAGAGTGATATACCTGTCGGAGTACGGCATCTTGACTTGGCCTGTGACAGGGGTTAGGGAATCCCACACATCCTCCAAGGGCTGCATAACATTGACCAGCGTGTCAATCGATGTGATGGTGATGCCGTCGAGGTTGACGCGGCAGAGTGGCAGGGCGGAGACGATGGCCCCGCCGATGATGCTGCCGGTCTCGATGCCTGGATCCGCGGGCGTGGCCGCGCTGGGCTTGCCCTTGATGGCTTCGAGGGTGACCGTCTCCACGCCGGTGCCTGAGTTCAACGCGTACCGGGCCACGATGAGATCGCGTCGTTTTTGCCCTTGCGAGCCGGATTGGATGTTCACGTCGGTCGGTGCGGCGATGTAGATCTGCCGGCCCTCGACCACGAGGTCCCATGCTGGGATGGTGATGTTGTTCGCATCCTTCGCCGTCGGTTTCATCGTCCAATTCCGGGTTTTCAAAATGTATCCGCCTCGACCGAGCATGGCGGCGTGCATGAGCGCGTCATGCTTCGATTCCACGTGCGGGTCGTCGCCGCCGTGCGAGCCGGTTACAAGCAGATTTGTTGCCATGATCACTTACCTTCCGCGTTGAGGGACTTGTTGAGCCAGAGGTCATAATCCTTGTCCTGATTTTCGGCCAACTGTAGGTACTGCTGGTAGTCGGATTCGCAAAAAAGGATTTTCCTCTGGTTGCCGTTGCGGTCGACGCGCGTGACCTCGTGCCAGTTGGGGCTGGCCGTCGCGTTGGGCAACACGTATTCCTTGTTGACGCACGAAGGCCGATCACAGGAGTAGAGGGTGATGTTGGGCTGTTTCGGCATGATGCTCCTTTAGTCTTGTTCATCGGGCCAACTGTATTGGCCGGCTTCGTATCGGATGGTTGGTGTGCCGTTGGCGAGTTTGACGGTGATGCGCACGATGGGGCTGTCCACGCTGACGCCGGTCAGCGCATCGTAGGCGCGCACATGGTCGTCGATATGCAGGCCAAGGTTCTCGGGGATCGTCAAATCGACGGTGCCCTGTTTCCACATGTCCTTGAGCTTGTCCCTGGTCTGGTCGGACAATTCGGCGCCTTCGGAGGATGTGAGCTCGTAGATCTGAGCTATCTCACGGTCGCCGGTCAGAGTCTGGGTCTGGGAGATGTTGCCGGACGCATCCGCATACCAGTCGCTGCGCGCCCTGTTGCGCAGCTGGCCTTTGCCCAGGCCCGTGAGGTGGTTGACTTGGGTCCAGATGCGTTGCGCCTCGAAACTGATGCGCTGGTCGCTGTCCGCGTCGCCGTACGTGTCGGCGGCGACCGCGCGAATCCGGCAGCGTCCAGCGGTGTAGGTCAGGTCGAGTCTGGCTCCCTGCGCGGTGAGCATCATGCGCAACCCGTCCCACGCGGTAATGTACCGGCGGAACGAATAGTTGCTGATGTTGATGCCGCTCGCTTCCGATGGCACGTCGAACACCGTGGACAGTCCGATCCGGCTGATTACCGTACGGATGATGCTGTTGGCGTCGCCGGAGACCGTGAGCCGGTCGGCGCCGGAGTCGGGTTGGAGGATCTTGCCCGCAAGCAAACCGTGCCATGTGCGGCCGGTGAGCGTATACAGGGCATGCCCGTCATCCACAGTGATACGCACCGCGTCGACGCGGCCTCCGAACTCGGTGCCTTCCGCCCCGATGTAGCAGCCGTCGGAGAGCAGCAGTCCGGGGGTGGAGTGAGTGAGTTCGAAATCATTCTGCTCGTCGCCGTACTGCAGGTCGAGTGCGGGGGAGACGAGTTCGCCCTGCGGCACGTGAGCGGTATTGGTCCAGATCAGGTCCATGGCAGTCCCGTCTGCTCCAACCAGTACTCCACGTCGAAGCCGAACGATTCATCCCATGAGACCTGCTGCAGTCCCGGCGGGAGGGTGGCGAACGCGTATTCGTTGGAGGCCTGGTCGCGATGCGTTTTGTCGAACACGTTGGTGATGTCGCCGTTGGCGGCGACCATCACGGCCGTGCGTGGTGAGCCGGTGCCGTCGATGATGAGGTAGCCGCCGGATGGGACGCTCACGTCGGCTATCACCTTGTTGCCGCCGATGATGATGCTCGGCGTAGAGACCGGCCCGTAAATGGTGAGCCTCATCCGCGAGGGCAGGGCGGATTGGTTGTCGATGCTGCTGACGTTGCGGGTCGGCGCGTAATCGTAGCGATAGTCGTAGGGATAGTCCTTGCCTCTGTTGTAGCGGGCCGTCGACCGGCTGAAGCTCTGCCTGACCGGTTTGTGCCACACCCCGTCAAGCAAGGCGACCGTGAAATCGCCGCGCACGAGCAGGGGTGACGTGTAGTCAGGTTCGTGGCCGACCACGAGGCAGGTCTGTGACCATCCGTCCACCGTGATGACGCCGGGTTTCGCGGCATCGTTGAGGTAGGCGTACATGTCCGCGTCGAACAGTTCCTCGGCCTTTTCGAGCGCCGGGATACCGTAGACGAGCCCGGTGACCTTGACGGTCTTCGCGGGCCGCGTGGCCTGCAATGACCGGTAGCCGAGCTCGAACTCCCACGTGCGGGTGCGTAGCTCCAGGATCTGTCCGCACATGATTCCCTCCGGGTCGGCGAGATCAATCACGGTTCCGGCGCGGTTTGACGTGTAGGTGAGCGTGTGCATCATGTGCGCAAAACCTCCTTGGTGAGCCGCTGTAAGTCGCGTTTGCCGAGTTGCGGGGCATACGCGCTGATGATTGGGCCGATCTGCTCGCGGAAGGAACGTATCTCCTCGATGACGCCGCTCACGTCGATATCCCGGCCGGAGAACGATTCCTTGGGTATCTGCCGGCGGTTCATGGCCGCGTATGTGTCGGCGCCATAATATGCGACGGATTTCACATTGGACACGAATTCGCCGCTCTTGACTCGCGCGTTCGCCAACGTGATGTTGTCGCCGCCCGTGATGCTCGCCTTGCCTGGCAGGAGGCCCTCGATGACACTGCCGCCAGTGGCGTAGCCGCGCATCGAAACCCCATAACCGGTGAACAGGCCGCCGGTCTTACCGGTGGGGATATTGCCCATCGCACCGGCCGGACGATAACCACTGGACGAATACGTGCCGCCTGAATCATCGACGTAGCTGCCATGGATGGTGAAGTACTTGTCCGCGATCTGCGTGTTGTTCAGATTGGTGATGACGCTCATGGCCTGACCGTCATCCGCGTAGATCATGCCGGTATGCGGGTCGATGGTCCAGCCGTTCGCTTCGGCTATCTTCTTCCAATAGTCGCTGTTGTCACCCATCAGATGACCGGTCTTCGGATCGATCGTCGCTCCGTTCGCCAATGCGAGGGCGGTGTCGTACTGGCTTTTGTCCATGGTGATGACACCGGTGTGCGGATCCACTTCGACGCCGTTGACCGCCTCGATGGCGGCGAGTGCCTGTGTGTTGTCGCCGTCGATTTTGATTTCGCCGTTAGGAAGTTTCGCCACCGTCATGCCGAGGTCGGTCAGGCTGTTCTTGGCCGGTTCGGTGTGGGCGTTCACGTCGATGGCTTTGGATCCGGGGATGCTGTTGACGCTGGTGGCGAGCTGGTCGAACTTGTCCTTGGTCAGGCCGGCGGCGTTGGCTGCGGCTTCTGCGGCTTCCGGGGTCATGCCCATCGCATGTGCAGCTGCGATGTATTTCTCGCGTGCCAGGTCAAGGGTGCCGTTGACCGCTTCGAGTCCTTCGCCGTTGCGTGACTGGGCTTCCGCCGCCTTCAACGCGGATTCGGCGAGATCGTTCAACGCGCTCTGGTTGGCTCGTCCCTGTTCGGTGTTCAGGTCGAGCGTCTGCCCGTTCTTCTGCACGCTTTCGGTCGCCTTGTCGAACGAGTCATGCATGGAGATGAGCGCGTTGGAGCTGGAGAGCGCGAAACCGTAGTAGGTTCCGAGCGCGTCAATGACCTCGCCCAAGGCGGTGGCCTGCTCGTTGATGCCGTCGGTGGTCGCTCCCAAACCATCCTGAAGGATAGATTGGGCGTCAGCTGATTCCTGCGTGGCGTCCGCGTTCGCCGACTGCGCGTCGACCAATCCGGACGTGGCCAGCGTCTGCGCCAGTTTCTCCTGTGCGGCGGCCTTCGAGTTGGCCGCGTCCTCCTTGGCCGCTGCGGCTGATTTCTCGAAGATCTCCTGCTGTTCGCTCAGTACGCCGTAGGCAACGTTGGAGGTGCGGTCCCACATCTGGTTGATGCCGCCGAGCGAGTCACGGTAGCTGTCGGCCTGTTCGCGGACTCGCAGAATCGCTTCGGGCTCGCCTTGTATGGCCTTGATGTAGGTGCTGTGGGCGATGCCGATCTTGTCGAGTGCTTCTCGCACATTGTCGTAGCCGGAGGTCCAACGGCTGAATATGTCGGCCGTGTAGCGTGACGAATCGCTTTCGGAGAGCGCCTTGTTGAAGTATTCGGCGGCGCTTTGTCCGCTCTGCAACGCCTGGGTGAGTTCGTCCACTCGTTGCGTGGCGGCCTGCTGATCCTGCGCGAAAGCGAACAACGCGAGTCCTGCGGCGGTGATGGCCATGCCCCATGGTCCGCCCAGCAACGATACTATGCCGCTTCCCAGGTTTTTGAAACCGGCCATAATGCCTTGGGAACGACTGATAGTGGTGCCAAACGTGTTTATCTGAGATTCTGCACTGCCGAAAGTTGCGCCCCATGTCTGGAACGCTGACGCGATTCCGGAGCCGAGGCCTATGAGCCTTTGCCCTGGGTCGGCAATCAATCCGAGGGTTTGCGCAAGCTGGCTGCTGCTAGAGTTCAGCGGCCCCATCGCTTTGTGGACTGCGACACTGCCTCCAACCAGAGCCGCCATCAGCACTATGGACTGCTGTACGGGCGCAGGCAATGACGCGAAACCGTCAACAAGGGTGTCGAGTGTCTGCACGAGGGAGCGCAATGGTCCCTGACCTCCCTCGCCCAAAGAGATCATGAGGGATTCGAAAGAGCCGCTCAGATTCTCCAGATCGCCTTTCAGGTTGTCGTTCTTCTTGGCGGCGAGGTCCGCGGCGTAGCCGGATTGGCTGACGGCTTTCGTCCAGTCGTCGATGCCTTCCGCGCCCTGCTCGTAGAGCACGTTCGCGGCTCGCACCGCGTCGGCTCCGAAGATGGTGTTGAGCGCGGCATTGCGTTCCTGTTGACTCAGGCCGCTCAAACCGTTCTGCAATTGGCCTGCGGCACCGGCAAGGCCGATGAACTTGCCATTGGCGTCGTACACGTTGATGCCGAGCTCGTCCATGAGGGTCTGCGCCTTGTCGGTGGGGCTGGCCAGTCGTTGGAGCATGGTCTTGAGGCTGGTGCCCGCGTCACTGCCTATCATGCCGGCGTTGGCGAACGCGGCGAGCGTGCCGGTGGTCTCCTGCATGCTGACGCCCATGCTGTTGGCCACCAGACCCGCCTGATTCAATGCGAGGCCGAGGTCATGGGCGGAACCGACGGCCTTGCCTGCGCCGGCCGCCAGCGCGTCGGCCACCTGAGTGGATTCGGCGCCCGTCAGGTTGAACTGTTTGAGGGTGGTGGCCATGAGTTCGGCGGCGTCGCCTACGGCCATGCCGTCGGACGCTGCGAGGTTCAATGCGCCGCTCAAACCGCCGGAGAGAATATCCGAGGTCGATAGGCCGGCTTTGCCGAGTTCGTTGATGGCGTCGGCGGATTCGGTGGCCGAGTATATGGTGTCGGCGCCGGCATCGATGGCGGCCTGACGGAGCTGATTCATCTCATCTGCGCTGGCTCCGGTGTTGGCCTGCACCGTCGACATGCTGGCGTCGAAGTCCGCCGCCATCCTGACAGCGGCCACGCCCAGCGCGGTGGCGGCGACGCCGGCCGCCGCGATGCCGGTGGTGATGAGCTTCGATTTGCCTCCGGCGGCTTCCATGGTGGTCGCGGTCTTCTGGCTTTCGCCGGACACCTTGGCCATGCCGGCGGTGAAATTGCTGGTGTCCGCGAGCAGGCGGACAGTGATGTTGCGGTTCAGGCCACCGGCCATGGCATATCCTCCTGTCGGATCATCGTGGGTTGATGCCCACGGTCAGTGAGTCAAGTTTCGTGGCGGATTCCGCGGAATGGTCCTTGCGGTATTCTTCGAGCCCGATGCGGCGCATCAGGTCGATCTGACAGACGCCGACCTCGCTCGCGTATTTGGTGGGGGCCAGCTCGTCGTGGCATATGCTGACGGGCATACCGCAGCGCGGACACAGCGTGCGCTCGTATTCGTCGAGTGCGAGCATCCATTCGCGTTCGGTCTCATCCCATTCGGTTTCCGGCGTGTAGCCGGTGATGCGCCTATGCCCGTCCCTTTCCACCCGATACGACGGTTCCCAGCCAAGCCACCTTTTGTAGCTGATGCCGAGCTTCTGGCAGATTCGCAGTTCCCTTACCGTCTGCGGATTATCCGCGAGGCTGATTCGAGTGCGTCTTTTGGGTCGATGAGCTTCGCATTCAGGTCACGGATCGCGTACCAGATGGGGCTGATCTGGCCGTCGGACAGTTCGGTCATGACGTTGGCCAGCTCTTCCACGGGGGTTTCCGGCACGGTCTTCCTGACCATGAGTCTGACGGCGTCGGCGCAGATGTCCTCGATGTGTTGTTTCGGTACGCCGTTCTCGGTGACGGTGTTCGCCTCGAGTACCTGACGCCACTGGGAGAGCGGCAGCGCCTCCAGGGTGATGCGGACGGTGTCGTCCTTCACCTCGTCGCGCAGCCTGTCGATTTGTTCGGCGATGCGTTTGGCGGCGGCGTTGCCGCCCTCGGTCACATGCTGCGCCATGGCGCGTTCCAGGTCGGCTCCCAATGCGGCGACCTGTTCGGCCTTCTCCTGATCCAATATGAGGTCGACGTCCACGCGCTTGCGCTTCACTTCCAAAGCCATGATTATCCCTTTCTGAAAGTCTGAAAACCTTTCTGAGAGAGAGAAGAGAGAATGCCTGTGCGGGGCCAGAAAGGCTTAGAATCCCCGCACGGAAGAACTTGTCAGGCTGCGGTCAGCACGGCGGTCTCGGACTCCCAGCCGGGAGCCTGAGCGAACAGCGGGATCTGACTGCGGATCATGGTGTTCGCATCCGGGTTGATGACCTTCTTTTCGCCGCACTTCACGCTCACGACGGTGAGCTTCTGGCCGGAGGCCAATGGCGCGTCGGTGGCCATGCCGCGGCGACGCACGATATAGCCGGACGCGCCCTCGTGCATGAGGGTGACGGCCTCGTTCTGTTCCTTGTGCTCCGTGTTCGTGTTGTCGATGACCTCGATGCTGATGTCGCCGGCGCTCTTGCGGCCGGGGGCCCCGAAGTCCTGCACGGTGTTCTCGCGCTGGTCGGACACGGTGTCCTGCGACGGGTCGAAGCTCCAGCCGCCAAGCATGACGTAGTTCGAGATGTCGGTGCCGGCCTCGAGCTCGATGATGGTCGGGGCCTTGATGTTCTTGATCGCCGGCACCCAGATGGTGGTGATGTTGCCCTCGGCACTGGTGCCGGGAATCTCTGTACCCAGTTTCAGGGTCATAATGTGCTCCTTGAAGACTTTTGGTAAATGATTGGTTGACTATGGTCGGCTCCACGTGAAGCGGAACCTCAGGACGCGCACCTGGTAGCGGCGCGCGGTGTCGTCGGCGGTCAGACCGGCCGCGTACGCGCCGGAATCCTCGCACAGGGTGAGCTGGCCGACCGTGTAGCCCGGCGGCCGGGTGGGGGAGCGGTTCGCCAACGCGGGAATCAGCATGTCGTCACACCAGATGTTCACGCTGTCGGCGGTGGTGCTGACGGCGCGAACCTCCAGCAGGGCGGAGTGGGCGGTGAACCGCATCGTCTCCGCCGCCACATGACGGTCGGTGGAGACGCGCGCGATGATCCACGGCGGCATCTCCGACTCCAACGGCTCCTCCTGCCTGTACACCTTCACGCCGGACGGCATGGAGGGCAGCAGACCGAGAACCGCATTGGTCAAGTCCATGACGCTCATAATCCGATGGCTCCTATCAGCATGTCGTCGGCCGCGTCTCCCACGTATTCGTCGAGCGTGGGCAATTCCTGTTCGGCGAACTGGTAAAACCAGTGGGTTCCGCCGCCTTTCGCGGTGCCGAAGAACGCGATGTTGGCCAAGTCGGAAGCTCCGCCGTCGCGGGGGCTCACATCCGCATAAATGGTGGTGCCGGTGCTGCCCATTTCGTAGCCGATGCCGATACGGCTGATCGCGTAGTTCGATGATGTCTGCAGGTCGGAGATGACGCCTTCCTTGACGTTTTGCGCGCCCTTCTTCACCGCCTGCGCGACCTTGACCGAAGCCATGGCGTGCGCGGAGGCGACCCTGCGGCCGAACGCGGTCAGCTCCGAAGCGTCTATGGTGATGTCACTCATTGCTGTTGCCCACCTCCTTCACGTTCCACCGGCATGCGGTGGAGTGTGTCTTCTCGGACTGCATGTTCAACAACCGGAGTTTCCTGCCCTTGAGATTCGGGTCGGCGGCTTCGGTTATCTCGCACACGTCGCCCGGCAATAAACCCGTGGTGCCGTAGGGGAAATGCACGTACATGCTCCACACGGGGGTGACGGCACCCAACGCTTCGACGATGCCGCCCTCCGTGTTCTCGGCGGCCAGACCGCCCGAGGTCTGCACCTTGCACTTGCCCTCATACACGGTGTTCGCGGCCGGTTCCACCAGTCCCGTTTCGGGGTCGGTGACCGGTTTGCCCATATGGGTGACGCGGCATTGGTCGGTCATCAATGATTCGGCGAGCTGTCGGCCTCGGTTGAGGATGTGCTGCACGTTCATCGGAACACCCCTATGGCGATGCCTCGCATGCCGAACCTGTTGCGGAGGGCTCGTTTCGTGCCCTCGGGCAGTTCGAGTGCGTCGATGATCTCGGAGTCTCCCTGACGGTAGCCGATCTGCACGTCGTCGATTCGTGCGTATGATTCGTCGCGGTGAGCGCCGGGGCCGCCGTTCGACTGCTGGACGAGTCCGGCTGCGACCATGCTGCACACGAGGCGCACGATGTCCGGGGGAACCGGGTCATAGCCGGCGAGCATGGTGACGGTGACGGAACAGGGGACCATGTTCGGCAGGCTCCACAGGCTTTCCCTGTACAGCGCGTTGCCGAGCAGCTTCCAATCCCCGGTCTCCTCGCCGTCCATGAGCACGCGGCTCACGGAAATCACGGGGCGCATGGGCAGGTCGAGCCTGCGTGAGGTTTCGCCGGGGATGGTCACCGTGTATTCGCCGCGTGTGATGGGGCACCCTGCGGCGTCGCGCACCGCTGCGGAAACCGATTCGAGCAGCTTGCCCGCGAGCTTTTCGTCCGCGTATTCGATGCCGTATGAATCAAGGTCCTTGATCGTTGCCAGCGTGTCCATGAGTCACCCCCTATGCGGTTATTCGGCTTCGCCCAAGTAGGGCATGGCCTCATAGCTGCCGGCCATCACTTGCCCACCTTGAAGTGTACGGTGGCCAGCGCTTCGGGGCGCACGACCTTCGCGCCGTACAGGTGCAGGCCCTTGACGATGTCGTCGAAGCCCTTCTCCTTGCGGGTGGCCTCGACCTTGGCGATCTGCTCCGCGAACGTGGTGGCCGCGTTGGTGCCGGCGATGATGACGTTGCCCTCATCGGTCTGAGCCGAGGCAGAGCCGCCCTTGGCTGCGGGAGCGTTGTTGGACTTGAGGATGGTCATGCCCGCGGCCTCACCGACCACGCCGTTGAGCAGCGTGGAATGAGCGGACTCGGCGCCAGCGACGAAACGGCTGTCCTTGCGCAGCAGACCGTAGAAGTCCGGGTTGACGATGACCCAACGGCCCGCGTCTGGCACGTTCTGCTTATCCAATGCGGTGGCCAGATCCACGATGGTGTCGTACGCCTTGGTGGCGGTGGCGCCGGAAATCGGGTCGAGCTTGCTCTTCGCGCCTGCTGCCATCAGGCCGGCCAGGTACTGGTCGGTCAGGTCGCGCAGCTTGTAGGCGGCGTCCTGGGAGTATGCGGCGGTCAGGTTGTTCATGGCCTGGCGCTTATCCACGTCGTCGATTTCGAACGCGAAGTACTTGCTCTGGTTGATGACGAGTTCGCCGGCGTCCTTGTCTGTGGCCGGTTCGATGGTGATGTCGGTGTGGGCCGTGTAGTCGCCGACGGTGATGTGCGCGATGCCGGTGATGTGCACGGTGTCGCCGTAGTTGGCGATGTCGCCCTCGTAGTCGCGGTTCACGACGGAACCGTAGACGAGGTTCTTCTGGAGTTCCAGCAGGATGTTGGCGCTCCACAGTTCGGGGATGAAATTGGTGATGGCCATTTAAGGCCTCCTTCCGTTTAGTTGGCTCCGAGCAGGTCCTTCAGTCGTCCGTCCTGTTGGGCTTTGACGATTTCTGCGGGGCTCATGGTTTTCAGGTCGTCTCGGGTGAGCTGACCCTGATGGCGGTCGCCGTCCCGTGTTCCGCTGGGCGGCGTGATGTTCGCACCCGAGGGTGCTTGCTCGGCTTTCCCGAGATAAGGTTTCTGTTCCAGCAGTTCGCCGATGGAGTCGGCGATGGCCTGCGTGTCCACGCCGCCGTCAGCCGTGACGGTGAATTTGGACAGGTCGAGGTAGCGCAGGGCGTCGGCCGGGTCGGTGAGCTTGCCGCTGGCTGCGGCGCGGACTTCGGCCTTGAGGATGCGCTGGTTGGCGGCGGCAAGGGCCTCGTCCTTGACGGCCTGCTCCTTCCGGGCGGCCTCGTATTCGGCCTCCTTGCCCTGCAGGGCGGCGATCTGTTTTTCGAGTTCGTCTACCTTGTCGGCCTTGGCGTAGGCTTCGTTCAGTTTCTTTTCGAGGTCGCGGTTGACTTTCCGCTGGCCCTCGAACTTCGACTGCCAATCCTCGCCGCCGGTGTTCTCCGGCTTCTTGGCCTCGTTGTCGTCCGAATTCTGGTTCTGGTTTGCGGGATCCATGTTCTTCCTTTCGATTCGCTGGATCATTGCTGGAAAATCTGGCCGCCGGAGGTGACCCATCGGCGGTATTCGCGTTCGCACTGGGCCGCGATTTCGGGGGTGAGGGGCATGCGGCCATCGTTGGGGTTGCGTCCCTCCAATACGGCCTCGTAGCGGAGCTTCGCGGTCTGAACGCGCTTCTCGGCGGCGGTCAACAGTTCGACGCGCCCCTGCCGGTACATGTTGTCGTGCAGCCACATGCTTTTGCGGATCTCGGGCACCTTGCCGCGCCAGTCGTTGTCCACGAAATATCCGTTGGCCTTCAACGCGGCTATGGTCTTCTCCCGGTCGCCTCCGGTCAGCGAGTAGATGCCGTCGATGGACAGGCGGCGTTTCATCCTCCGTCCGGACTGTTGCGCGTATTGCATGCTGGCCCACCCGTATCGTGTGGTGCCCTCGCTGGTGGTCAACGCCGTATAGCCTTTGCCCACCCTTTGCATGCCGCGTTTCGAGTTGACGACCTGGTAGATGTCGGCCCCGTCGCGGATGGCCTGCGCGTAATTCGCGCCGAAGCGCTTGTCCTGCTCCTCACGGGAGAGACTTTTGAAACCCTCCATAGGGTCGCTGATCCATCCCTGCTGTTTGGCCATGCCCTGGCTGCAGGGCACGTGGCGGCCGTGGCAGTGCGGGTGGCGCAGGAACCCCTCGTTGAATCGGAACCACTTGCCGGCCAATATCATGCACCTGTCGCAGCAGGTGGCGGATTCGACGCGGATGTAGCCGACCTTGGGACGGCTGGTGATGTCCAGTGACTCCGCCTGGCGGGCGGTGTCCATGACGGCCAGAGAGGTGAGCATTACCAGCAGGTTGCGTCCGTATTCCAACGCCTCCAACGGGGAGCTGCCGGTGCGTATCGCGTGCAGGGCGGCGAACACGGGGGATTGGAAGTAGGAGGCGATGTCGAGGCCGGACGGAGCCCAACCGGCGAATGCGTTCGGGTTGGCCAAGGCGTGTGGCGTGATGTAGACGCCCTGTTCGGCGAGCATCATGCCGCTCGCGTCGATGGCCGTTTCGGCGGACTTGGTTTGGATCGTGGAGAACAGGGTGAGGAAGTCGCGGCTTATCGACTTCCACGACGCCTGGATGTTATTGGCGTCGACCCTGTTCCATGTTCTGCGAGCGGCCCTGTCCGCCGTCAGCTCCAAGGTCGCCAGCCGTTTCTGACTGTAGGCCAGCACCTGAGATTCGACCGCCATCAGCGCCTCCGATCTGCAGGGCACGGTTCAACGATTCGAGTTCGGGGTCGGCCATCTCGTCGGCGCGCATGCGCATGATGCGCTGCACCTCGTCCGAGCTTTGGCCCATCTGCTCCGCGACCCATTGGATCGGGAAGCCGAGCTGCTTGTATTTGAGCATCGCGTCCGCCATCAGGGTTTCGCTGCGATACTGCGGGGTCGCGAACTGCACCTTGGAGTCGGCGATGATGTCCGCCTCGGCCACGTCGTTCTCGTAGCGCATGGCGATGCTGCAGATGTCGCGGATGGGGGATTTCAGGAAGCTGATGCGTTCGATGGTCTTGGATACGAGGCCGGCTTCGGCGACCTCGTAGCCGGTGGCCGGAACCTCCGCGTTCGTCAGCAGGTAATGGCCGGGGGTGCGTGTTTCGGCGGCGATATGCTCCACCGCTTTTTCGATGACCGGGATGAACACGTTCAGGTTCGAGCTTGACCATTCGCCCAGGTTCACGTTGTCGCCGGTGAACTGGTAGATGCGCTCCAGCACCTGCTTGTCGAGTTCGATGGGCTTCTCGCCGACCTGCTGTCCCTCCTCGTTGTAGACGGGCTCGACGAGCGGGTCTCCGCCGAGGATCACACGAGCGGGCAGCGACGCATAATCGAGAGCGTTGAGCAGGTATGCCCATACGACGTTGACCGTGTCCTGCATCGATTCGACGTGCGCGATGTCGCTGATCGGCGCATTGTCCAATAGCATCTGGTTGCGGAACTCGCGCAGGGGGATCGTGTCCAGACCGGTGGGCTGAGGGTCATTCATCTTCCAGCCGTACACGTCGGGCGGCACGCGCTGGTCGGTCAGATCGAGCATCTTCTTGCGTTCCATGCTGACCGTCCAGCCGGGCAGCATGAGGGTGCCGTACTCCTTGTCGTCGCCCTGCTGGATGAGGAACCCGGCTGACGGCTGGCCGGTGCGCGCATCGTAGATGACTGCGGCGCTGTCCGGGTGCTCGAACGTGATGCGGGCCCTGCCGTCGACCTGCGTGACCAAAGCGAACGCGCGGCCCGTGGTGGTCATCATCAGCGCGGCTTCCTGAAGTCCGCGTTCGAAGTCGTTGCGGTCGAGGCATTTCATGATGCCGGTGCCGAGCTTCACGTCATCATAAGGGACGAAGCCCTTGAACTTGATGCGTTCCACTGGGGCCTGCGCCACGGGGAGGCACCAGTTGTCGGAGAAGTCGGAGAACCGGTCGCTCATGTAGCGCTTGAATTCCTTGGACGCGAACTTGAGCTTGCCGCGTTTGCCCAAGACGTAATCGGTGTGGGTGCCGATGCTGGGTCGACGGAACTGGATCTTATCGGCCAGTCGGTTCGCCAATGAGGACAGTTCCTGCTGGCTGTAGTCCATCAGTACCTCCTTCTGGTCGATGATCCGGTAAGCATGTAATTGTGTTTGCGAGCGCCCCAGCCGGCGGCCCGTGCGTCGCATGCGGCTTCGTGGGCGAGCACGCTGGTCACGGCGGCGTCTATTTTCCTGTTCTGTTGGGGTTTCGCCAGCCCGTAGCGTTCCAGGGTCTTGGCGACCTTTCGCGCGTTCATCATGTGGGTGCGGGTGATGGGGCAGCCGTCCTGCGTGATGCGATGTGTGGTCAGGTCGGCTTCGAATCGGCGCAATGCCTCGTAGACGGCTCCGATGCGGGAGCTGCCCGACATGCTCCACGGTAGGAATTTCTTCGGCCCGTAGGCCCTGTCCCATGCCTCTATCTCCGATTCCCATGACAGTTCGTCGCGGAAGCCGGGGTCGCAGTAGGCGCGTTCGATTTTGTAGCGGTCGTTGAGTTCCGCCCATGCTGCGGATACCTCGGCGCGGGGGATGCGCCCGCCCCACTGCTTCGGGTTCCAGATGGTCGCACGCCGGTCGGGCCCGTATCGGGGAGTGAATATCAGCCCGTCGAGGGTCTCCATCTTGATGCATGTCCAGTCGTCGTTCTCCGAACCGTCGAAGCCCGCGCATACGCGCGTGCCTTTTGGCGGGTTCGGCAACCAGAGTTCATGCGCCGGCATAGCAGCTCTCCCACAGTCCGTCTTCGAGCCATGCGCCGCCGCCCTGCACCAGACGGTTCCCGAAGAACCGTTCCGCCTGGGTCGGGTCGGTCTTCATCAGCGCCTTGGCTTCCGATTCGATGGAGTTCAGGTCGACCCACGGGGAGCCGCGATACACGTATTCGAGCATCTTCAAGCGTTCGGATTTCAGATTGAAGTCCAACGGCCGGCCGTCGCGGTGACGCAATGATTTCGCGAGATCGGGGTTCCGGTAGAACACGAACACGTCGTCCTCGGCGTTCTCGAACACCTGCTGCGCGTAACTGTCCTCGCCCGGATCCCATGCGTTCGTCCACGCATGTGTGCGGCCGCCCATGCCGGCGGCTCCTCGGCGCTGCGTGGTGGCGACCGCTATCATGCCGTTCGATTTCGTGTACAGGCCGGCCTCGTCCTGTTCGGCGTCCGTGATCGGATTGCCCAGACGGGATTTCGCCGAGGCGGTGACCACGTCGATGCGATCCAAGTCCAAGGCGTCGGCCTCGCCTTCGCGCCCCGGCTGCAATATGCGGATGAAGGTGTCCCTCACGCGCATGAGCTCCTTGAGCGGGCCCAGCAGGATCGTCGCCACGAGAGGACGGTAGATGTTGCGTACCTGTTCCTCGGAGTTGGCGGTCAGCTGGATGAGCGGCGACGGATGCCGACGGCCTTTCGGCTCGCCCGGATTGTACGGCCACTCCCAGCCGCACGGGCAGCCGTTGTCGGCGCACCGGTACACGTCGCCTTCCTGTGCCCAGCCATCGAAGATGGTGGGCCCGCAGCCCTCGGCGGCGGTGAAGAACGCCGTGCATGGCCCCTTGCCCCATTTCTGCGGTCCGACGGTCAACGTCATTCGATAGGTGAACGCCTGATTGAGCACCATCGGATTGTCGACGGTGACTTCCTCGGGCGGCACATATGGGGCGTCCTCGCGGATGCGCCAACGGTTCGCCGCCAGCCAGTACTGCCAGTCGGACAGCACCACCGGACGGCCTCGCAACGGGCCGTCAGGCTGCCGGCAGTGACGTTCGATCCACGCGCACACCAGATGCCCCAACGTGGGGAAGTCGATGAGCCATGAATCCTCGTCAGCCATTGCCGCTCATCCGACGCTGGTACACATGCTTCGTCTCGTCCATGGGAGAGCGTTCGGCGGCTGATTCCTGGTTCAGCTCCTTGGCCCTGCGGCGCGTGAACTCCGAATCGACTGGCTTCCGCTCGGCCTCCGCTTCGATTTTCCAGCCTAATGCCTGCAATCCGGCGGCGCTCATGCCGACGCGGTCGGAGATGCGCAGCAGCACGGTCAACGCCGTGGGTGCCGGCGCGATCTCGCATGCGGTGGAAAGCCGCGCGTACAACGCCAGTTCGTGAATCATCCACTTGAACTGGGGCAGATGCCAGGCGCGTGCCTGAGGCAGCTTCCACAGCCACTTCCACTTCTCCGCCTCAAGTTTGCGGACGCGCTCGTCATCGGCGGGCTCCAAGGGCCATTCCGGCGGCTTCATCCGGCACTCGGTGTTCGGCAGGCTCTGCAATGTGTATCCAAGTCTGCGGCTCTTCTCGCTGTTCGGGTCCTTGGCCGGCCCGGAGCGTACTCGTTTGCCTCCACTTGGCATGATGTTCACCTCTCGTCATGGCCTTGCGCCCTAGCGACAGATCGACGAGACCGCCCTCGCGGCGGCCCGCCAGCGATGTTTGAACCCTGCGCACCCGACAGACAGCTCACCGGCGGTCCAAGCGGGGTGGTCGTCACCCCACCCCCCCCCTGGGGTGTTGCCGGCTGTTTTTGTCGTGATGCACAGTGTTCCTGTTTATTGTCTGGTGTTGAAGCCTGCTGGTCTTGTTTTGCCGGTTTTTACATCGTGGCATTGTTTGCATAGGCCTCGTCCGAACTTCGGGTCGTTGGGGTTGAGTCGCATGTCGATGAGTTCGGTTCTTTCGTATGGGTAATGGTCTGCGATTGTGCTTGGATTGCCGCAGAGTCCGTGGTGTTTGCCGCAGCCTCCGCGTCCGGAGTCGCCGGGGCATGTGCAGTATGGGTCTCGTGCGAGCACTTGCCTGCGGAATGATTGGTGCCCCTTGGTGCCGTAGGGGTTATGGCCTCGGGTACGGGCGCGGTCCCGCTGGGCCCGAGCGCAGGCGTCGCATTTGCGTGCCGGCGTCTCGATGAGGTTCGGGCATCCGGGTGTCGAGCAGACTCGCCAGCTCATGTATGCCTCGCAGTCATTGTGTCCGTTGGCGTGTCTTGGTGTCCCCGGCTTGCATATCTATAGTTATTGTGTTACTATAGATATGTCAGCAGAAAGGAGGTCCGATGAATCCAAAGGATTGGTTCGATGTCATCAACGGCATCATCGCCAACGTCCTCGCCGCGATAGCCATAATCATCGCAATCAGACGAAGACCGAAGCACAAGAAGTAAAACAGGTTCCGGCTAACCCTACTAGCCGGAACCTCCCCGCCAATCCTATCTCATCGGAAACACATCATGAGAACATCACTGATTTTCGGAATCGTGGCCCTGACGTTCGGAGCCATGGCCTTGGGCGGCGCGCTATCCGACAGCCCGATAGTATCTGGCGGCTTCGGTCTCGCGGCCGGAATCATGGGCCTTGCGGCCGGAATCATCAACGGCAAGGAAGGCAACAATGACGACTGAATACCTCGGCGTCAAACAGGTCGCCGAACGCCTCGGCATCACCAGCGGCGGCCTGCTCAACCTCAAACTCCCCGAACCCGACGCGACCATAGGCCGCACTCGGGGCTGGTTGCCTGAGACCATCGATGAATGGAACGCTCAACGTCCGGGACGTGGTGTCGGCGGAGGAAGGCCACGCAAAAACAAAGCATAGATACGCGAAAACCCAGCCACATGAGCTGGGTTTTTCGACACTAATCCACTGACATTATGCGGTCACAGTTAGCTCTTTGTCAAGTCCGCCACTGATGACGAGCCGGTAGACGCTGCTGTATGAAATGCCTTGGGGCGTGACATCAAGCTTGCCTCGGGATTTCCACACGGTGAGCGTATGCCTTTTGACGGTGATTCCCGCGTCCGTGAACACCTTGGCTATCTCAGCCGCAGACCCGCGCCTGGAATCATCCCAACACAACGTCTTGAGCCTACGCAGTTTAACCGTCTGCGCTCGCTGTTCCCTCCCGCAGACCGGGCATGTCACCCACTGGTCTGCTGCCCCAGCGGTGAGCATGGTCTCGCATAGTTCGCAGGTGCCGATTTCGCGGCGTTGCTCCGGCGGGTCCAGCGCAGCATCGACTTTGCGTGCGATGCCGTCAACGACGTGCATGTAGAAGCCCGCGTCCGCGAACGTGGCGAGCCTGGGGTGGCCTGCGCATGCGATGAGCGTGGCCTTCAGATCCTCGTTGCGTTTGTCTTTGCGCCAGTCCAAGGCGTCGATGCCGTCGAGGCAACGCCATAGTTCACGGGCCGTGGCGTCGAGCATGTCGATCAGGTCGAGCACGTCGAGCCTGATTGGAGTCGGGGGAGTGGCGGTCTGGATTCGCGTGGGCGAATGCCCGCCCGGATGCAGGGTCGCGTCCAACGAGTCATGCAACGGCGTGACGTCGCGCGCCAGTCGCAGGAGCGTGCCGGCGAAACGCAGTTCGCACGTCTCGCACAGTGAATATCCCCCTTCGGTTATCGTTTTGCAGTTCTGGCAGTTCACGTTGGCCCCTTCCGGCTGGTCGGCTAGAATAATGTTTGCTTCT